CCTTGGATGACCCGCTATTCGGTCCTGGAAATATCAAATTTTCCACAGACAGCTTCATTTTTCCGGAAGATTGGAACAATACGATTGTACAGATAGAATGGAACGGAATGATTTTCAAGGGGAATCTCATGTCTCTGGATGTCAAGCCGCAAGAAACCGAAGCACTTAAATATGAATTGATAGAGATAGTGTAAATTATGTATATAGTAAGTCCGTTCACTCCTATTTTTTTCAAGCCTTCTACAGATATGTGCAGGGCTTCCGGCAAATATATGCAAATATTCGCCCCGTCTGATGAAGTCATGATACAGGTTATAACACGCTCCGAATCACGACCGATTACAGGCAAGGTAATCAACATAGTGACCGGTCATGAAACAGTCATTGACTGGCAAATATGGAGCATGAACCATACTGATAAGATTTATTATCATGTTCTGACCGCACTGGCTGAAGGATGTTACCGCATTGATATCAACGGGATGGTTTCCGAACCTTTCCGTATCACGTCTGACACGTCTGAATTATCCCGAACCACCCTTATACAGTATTCGATGAAGGACAACCGACAAAGACAGGATGCTGTCTTTTGGATTTCCGACACTCAGTATTTCTTTGACTGGCGTGCTCCCGGCGGTTTCATGGATGACAACTGGGTATTCGGTGTGAATAATGAACAGTTCACCACATATGATAACAATCTGTCTGAAATTTACGCATTGGAAACTACCCAGAAGACATTCACGCTTGGTAACGCACAAGGATGTCCCGTATGGTTCGGAGAGTTACTGAACAGAATCCTCTGCTGTACTTATGTCTATTTTGAAGGGGAACGCTTTATACGGGCTGATGCCAATGTCCCTGAAATGAGCCAGCCTATTGAGGGTTATAAGAGCTATATCTTCAAACAGATACTGCAGGATATAAAGATTGTGGACTATACAGAAAGCGAGAACCTGATAAAGATACGTCGGGTTGATGACAAAAGTTTTAGAAAAGTTGCCAATAAAATATTGACTGTATGACGGAACTTGAATTACAGGAACTCACCGATAAGATCATAGCTAAGCTAAAAGCTGACAGCCTTACTATAGACCAGTTGACACAAACCAATGTGTTAACCGGCATGGATTTTCTGGAACTGAACAGCGGGCGCAAAGTTTCATTAGATGATTTACGCAAGTTCATCCGTGGCTATGGCATTTATCTTGAGATTATTTCCAAACTGGATAATGAAACAATCCCCACCGACAACAATGTATTCTCATCTCTTCGTGTCCTGTTTGAAATCTCTAAAGCGCTTGAAGAACTTAAAAAAATATACCTACGTAAGGATCAGGATGATGAAACAAAATATCTACTAAAACTCTTGGGTGGGGCAAAAATAGGTAAAAGTCTTACTGTCGGTGATTTCGTTACCGGTGTTCAGGGCGGTTACATCGGTGAGGACGCCCGTGCCGAGCTGGAGGCTTTGGTCCTGCGCAGCTCTCTGAGTGTACCAGAACTTCGTTTCAACCGTCAGACCTATTTTGAAGGATATAATACTATAAGTCCCGGCGGAGGGCTGAAGATAAAAAGCTTTATCGCCAATAGTGACGGCAGTTATACTGTCACCCCCGATCTGGAGGATGGTGTACCGCTGGGACAGAAGCCGGACGATATCCTCCTAGGCTTCTGGCATGACAAAAGCGTCACTACCGGTGACTTTATTGGTTTCAGAAAAATACAGTACCGTATCACTTCCGCAGATTACGACGAGAAGACATTCGTGATAGTTCCGCGTCCCGGATATGAGTTCGTTCCCCATAACGAGATGCGTCTCGGACAGACGGGGAACTTCACCGACAAGGAGCGTCAGACTTATATCATCATAGACGTGCGTGACGGTAACTGCTGCATCACCCTTGTTGACAATGCCAACACCTGGGACCCGGAGCCGGCACAGATGAAGAGCTGGTTCGGCAAGAAGAAGGGTATGACCATCAACGGGATCAACTGCGACAGGTTCTCGGCAGTATTGCAGGATATCATCATGACGGGATTGATTTTTCAAATTGATGAAATTACCGGTAGCACAGTCCGCGTTCCTATCGACTTCCCTAGCTGGGAGCCGGGCAGGAAGTATGCGTATTATTCCCGTGTGCCCCATAACGGTTCCACATGGTTGTGCGTCAATGACAAGGGCACTACTTCCGAGCCATCCGAAAACAATCCGGACTGGCTTGTATCAGCCGCCAAAGGTGACAAGGGTGATCCGGGACTGTCTGTAATAGGTGGCGGTCATTGGGAATCCTCTAAGACCCCATACGAGGTCAATACCATGGTCACTTTGGCGGGCTGTGTTTTTATCTCCAAGGTGAAAACATCCAATCCTCCGATTAAAATTGCAAGGTTCAGGAACGGCAATTATCGAAAGAAAAAGGATGGCGGTTATATCCTTGCCGGGAAATCAGCCGACTGGACCGTGCATGAAGACTGGGAGATGCTGCTGGACGGTCGTGAACTTAAAGGTGAGAGTATCACCTTCTTGGGTGAGTTCGCATCCCATCCGTCCAATCCCAAGGAGGGTGACAGCTACCGAAATACGGCTGACCATTGTACTTACATATACCGGAATGGTTTGTGGATGGTCATGGTCAAAGACGGGACTGACGGTAAGGACGGCAAAGGTTACGAGTGGATCTACACCCGTACCAACATCATCGGCCTTACCCCTGACAAGCCGGATTCGAAGCAGCAGGATGATTATATACCGGAAGGCTGGACAGATGATTTTCTTGGCGTGGATGCAGACCATCAGGTGGAATGGGCGTGCAAACGTGTGAAGCGTGATGGAGTATGGAGTGAATGGAGCACTCCGGCCCCTGTGCACCGTTGGAGTAAGGACGGGGAGTCGAATATCATGGCCGACCTTGACAATGAGATGGTGAGCGTCGCTCTTACCAGTACCGGTGTTACTACTTCCGCACAGTCATGGACTACCCATGTATCCATGTGGTACGGTACCGAGAAACTCACCCTTGAGACTTTAACAGTCAGCACGCCTGCCGGTTTCACGGCAAGCACAAGCAAGGCCACCGGAGCGGTGGCGATATCCGTCGCTGCCGGAAAGTCGGTTCCGGAACAGAATACGGTCACCATCACACTGGCTGCAATGAAGAACGGGCAGCTCTATACCCGTGAACTGACTTTCAAGATAACCGGTGTCCGTGGCGGGGCGGACGGTTCCGATGCGGTAATTTATAGCCTTGTCACTTCGGCCACGATGGTCAGCAAGAACAAGAACGGCGGTTACAGTGTAGCTTCGGTATCCTGCCGGCGTATGAAGACAGTCGGTGCGGTCACTACGGCCACAACGGACGGGGAGTTGAAGTACAGTCGTGACGGTGCGGCCGAGGTTCCCATCGGTGATGGTGTCGGGGTGGCTTCCGGTAATTTTACCAGTAGCTTGAAGTTCGTGTTCTACGTGAACGGTCAGGCGGTTGATGTCGAGACTGTCCCGATGGTTGTGGACGGCAGTGACGGAAAGGATGGTGAGAGCATCACAGCAGCCGGTCATTGGGAATCCGCCAATACTCCGTATGCCAAGAACAGTACAGTATCGTTTGCCGGAGGATCTTACTTAAGCAAGGTTGAAACCTCCAACCCTCCTATTAAAATCGCCAAGTTCAGAAACGGCAGACTCCGCAGGAAAAGAGACGGCGGATACATCCTCGCCGGCAGATCTGCGAACCGGACGGTACATGCGGACTGGCAGGAGATGGTTGCTCCCATTGGACCGTCGGCATCCTACTGGCTGGACAGTCCTGTCAGCGTGATCAACTTCACTTCAACAGGCACGCCATCCCCGTCTGGATTCCTTGTCACTTGCAAACAGAATGTGGCAGGCAATGTAAGCACGTGCAGCACGCTTTATCTGGCAGCCCGCAAATACAACGGAAGCTGGCTGGCTCATGTAGGTGCGACACTGAACAGCCAGATATCCGTACCTGCGACAGCCGGATACACCCAGTTTGCCGTCCGGGCTTATAAATCAGCTTCCGATGCTGCTGCTTGGAATGACAATTATGTGGCCGAGAAGGGTGTGGGTGTTGCAAATGATGGTTCCATAGGAGCAACAGGAGCTACGGGTGCGTTTCCCCGTGACAGAGGTGTATTCACATCAGGACAGACTTATGTCTGGAATGCGGATTACCGGGATAAGGTCATATATCTGATAGGGGGAGTTTATTATAATTTCCTTGTAAAGAATTACGGTGCTTCCGTTACAGCTGCACCCACATCTGTCAACGGGGATTCGAACTGGGAAGCTATGCAGAAGTTTGTGAATATCGCTACCGACACCCTGTTTGCCGATGGTGCGAATGTAGCCGGATTTATGTTCAAAGACAAGGTTCTCAAATCTTTTAATGACAAAGGTGAAACTCTTCTTATCAACGGCGTAACCGGGTATTTCAAATGTAAGAATGCAGAGATTACAGGAACAATCACAGCGGATAAAGGACGTATCGGTCCGTTTTCCATAGATTCCGGCATGTTGTCCTCAAAAACTCTTTATGAGGGGACGGATTCCTATGTCGGTTTCAACCTGTCCGCCGGACAGATAGAGTTTTATAACGAAAGGACATTTGCACGTGTAAAAATCGGAGGGAACACGAAATTTGTCACAATCGAAGGGATATCGTATGATGCCGGAATTGACATACAGAGTCCGAATGCCATGATCGGGATGCACATCAAGACCCTGAGCATTCCTCTGTTCGTGGAGGGGGGTAACATTTTCCTTCATCCGAACAATGACAGTTATGTGTCCATACGTGGGCTTACGCTGAATGCAAGGGCTGTAGCGGTCAGTACAAAGCTGAATTCTAATGATGATATAATATCATTTACCAACACGTCCGATATAACTGTCACGATGCCTGATGCGTATGTTGGGAAGGTGTTGTTCATAAAGAAATACAATACGGCAAGGGTGACACTTACGGGAGGTACTTTTATGAATGCGAATGATGGAGATACAAATACTTCTTTTGTTCCTTTACAGCACAGTCACATGCTTGTATATGATGCAAGAGGCAGATGGATAGATTATTATTGCGGATAATTTAAATATAAAGTATGAGAATAAATTTTGCACAATTCCCTATTTATGATGGGATTAAAAAAGAAAAGCTTATAGCCAGTAACATCACTGAGGCCTTCGGTGACTGGATATATAAGAACGTAGCGGGCTTGAAGGCGCATCTCCTTGCTGAGAAGATATTCAAATCTACTGCTGAAGGTGTCGAGATTGACGAAGAAGAGGTGGATATCATAAGACGCTCCACCTCCATGCTGCCCGGTCTGCTGGCTGATTCTTTGAATGATTATTTAGATAAAAAGGAGGAACAACATGAAAAAGGTATATTGTAACAACCTTCTGGCAAAGGTGCTACTTGCGTTCAGTTCTTGCCATACGATAACAATCGGTCCGTTTGTTTTAAGCAAGCGACCGGAAGAGAAAATCACTCAGAAAGTGAGAAACCATGAGTGTACCCACGCCCGTCAATGGGTTGAGATGGCAGTTGCCACCGGTACAGTTATCTGGATCTTACTGTTGTGTTTTGACCTTTCCGCCTGGTGGCTGGTACTGGCCGGGCTGGCATTCTATCTCTGGTATGGTGTGGAGTGGCTGGTCATGGCGGTACGGTTGAAGGATGCCGGCAGGGCGTATAAGACGGTATCATTTGAGAGGGAGGCATATTCCAACGAGGATGATCCGAATTATATTGAGAACAGTAATTATTTTGCATGGGTGAAATATTTGTTTTAATTTTAAAATTTGCATTATGGACTTGAATAATATAGTTGGCTTTAAAGCTGTGGATAAAAACGGCAACGAACGACAGGTGACCGTCGATGAGATGACAGAATTAGTTTCCGCACGGATTGTTTCCGCTGCATCAGAAACTTCAACATTCGCTGCCGCTGCGGCAGCCGGAACAGATGAGTTTGAAGACCAGTTGCCGGTGTCCGATACCTTCTCTTGGCTCCGTACTTTGGATGGTTCCAAGAACCCAACTTTAACATCTTCTTCGGCTGCCGCGAAAGTCCTGGGAGAACTAATAGGTACGGCCACAGCAGATAAGAATGGATTAATGAGTAAAATATTTGTAGTAACTGATATAACAAGAGGAAAAGGTCTGATTATTGACTATAAAGCTGATTCTAATGGTTTATATACTTCTTCTTCGTTAATAGAAATATATATCTATTCAGGAGCTAATACTGCATTTTATAGAGTGATGTCAATGCCTATAGGAGATAAAAATATAGAAATAAAATATATGGGAAAGAATTGGTGCGCTTTTAAATATGCGGATAGTAAATTATATGTATTACCTAAGTCGGATGATTCTTCTA